GTTACTGTTGATATTGAATTACCATATCCTACTGGGTCCATAACTAAGAAAGTATCACCTCTATCTTCTACCATATTTAATGCTTCTGTTAACACATTAGCATGATTGGTAAAGTTATCTAATAATCCAGGTAATGTTAATATATTAATATCATATTCGTCTTGATTCTTTAATAATCTAATTGCATCTATATATGAATCTTTACCTTGATTACCTGTTCCTAAATTAAACCCTTGTGTATTATTATCATCTATGTTTTCATAAAATAACTGAGGATGTTGTATATTACCATCTGAACCATCTTGGAATGTTCCTGATGCTGCTGATGGTAAACTTGATGATAATGCATTGTCTCTTATATTTCCATTTTCATCTAAATAATTTAATGTTAAGTTTGGATTTTTAACTCTTACAAATCTAGATCTATTTACAAAAGATCCTGTTAATTGAAGATATGGATCTGTTCCTCCTCCATCAGCTAATCTAAATTGCTGATCTCCAATCACTCTTGATATAAAGTTTGGTGAAGTAGGATCTAATGATAAATTATTATATTGTTCTAATATTGTTTTTCTTCTATTAGTATCATCACCTCTTCTAATCATTAATGTAAATGTACCTTTTGCTTGATTAACATTTGATACTTCCCATCTTAAATTATTTCTTGAACCTGATTTTAATAATCCATTTGTTACTTCTGGTCCTATACTATTTTGATCTGCACCATCTGATAATGTTTCTAAATTAAATGCATTTCCGTTATCAACTGTATTAGATGTACCCCCTGTCAATGTTGCAAATCCAGCAGTTGTATTTGCATCTCCCATTAATGTAACATCTGTATTAATTGTTCCACCTGAACCTGTTTCAATTGTAATATTATTAAATTGTGATCCTGGTAATGATGATGATAAAAATAATTGGAAACCTACATTATTTGCTGTTGATGATATTGATCCTGAAGCAGCATGTAATGGAAGATTAGCTTCAATCGAAGCAGTTAAATTTCCAAATGTTCCATGATGTATTGAAGCGGCTGTTGCATCACCTGATCCTGTTGCAACAAAAAATATTCCACCTACTGTATCAGTAGCGGCTACATTTGCCGGAACTCCACCGTCACCTGGATCAGCAATAATGAATCTATGCTCTCTTCCATCTTCCATTGTGATTTGGAATTCATCTTCAGGCTGTAAACTTGTTTCTGGTATAACTAATAATGTTCCAGATGCATGAGTTGCGCCTGTTGTTGTTGATGATGCTGACACTATTGCTGTTGCTGGTGCATATCCTCCTGCCATAATTCTTACAACAGTTAATGTATCTGCAAATTTTAAATATTCTTGAGCAGCATAATCTGTTAAATATTTATATTGATCTAAATTAGCTCCTGAACCAGATTCTAATTTTCCTCCAAATATTGATAAATACTCTGCATATGATGATACAATAATTGGTGTCATTGCCGGACCTTTTGTCGTCGGTCCTACTACTGCAGCTCCTATTGCTGCTACTCCTGCCGGCAAAAAGGACTGGTCTACCTCATTGGTAAATACACCGGGTGATACTACTTTTTCAGCCATTATGTTGCTCCTCTTTTATTATTTTCTTATAAATATAATTTTTTTTAGTCAAACAATCAATTTGACGGAGTAAATTCTCCAGAGTCTAAATTTACTACTCCAGCTCCATATTTCTTATTTAATTCTTCGACTAATTCTTTTTCTTCTTTTTGAATTTGTTTATACTCTTCCATCAACTTTTTCTTTTCATTTACCAAATTATCCCAATGTTCATTTGCTCTCAATGACTCTAGTTCTAGTTGTCCAAATTCTTGAGTTTTTATACTATTTTTGTCACGCAGTTTTGTAATTTTTTCTAACTCTTCTGCTGTAAATTTTATTGGTGTTGCCATAACTATTTTTCCTCGATTTTACAATTAATACTACTTATATAAATATGCTGGAAAATTTTCAAAACAATTAAATTGTATCATCTGCATGAGGTCGTTCTTGTTGCAGATCACGTATACCTTGTACGTTTCTAATTATAGATGTTGGCTTTGTACCTTGTTCTAATTCTTCTTTTGCAGAACCATCCGGTCCTGGTCTATCTTTGAAAGGTTTATTTTTATCAATTGGATATCCATATGTTCCATGACCTGTATCTTGTACTTGTGCATCAAATGCAACTGTTTCAGATTTAAATGTAACACGTTTAACAGAGAATCTTTTTTTGATTGTCGATTCTCGTAATTCATCTGCCATTAATAATGTTCCTTTAGTAGTAAAAGGTAATGTACATCGAACAATTCTATCTTCACCTGTCGTATTTGTAGTTTCAAAAGAATAATCAGAAATATATACTGGAAACTTCCATGTTGTGCCCCATGCAAATCCATTCAATGGCATAATCTGTTCTACAACAAAATTCATTTGTTCTGTATATTCTGTCCATAATAATAATTCATATGATACGTCTACAAATTCTGGAACAGCTGTTACATAATATTCACGTAATGGTTTTGTATTATTTGTTAAAGAAAATCTATCATATTTATTTTGTTGTGTAAATTTATTTCTATGAGTTAAAACATTATCATCTGGGTTTTGATTAACACCTAATGTTTTTAATGTATCTCTTTCTGTTATAGATGCCCTTCTAATACTTATAACTGGAGTCATTATTTTACCTTTTCGATCTCTCATGAATCCTCTAGCCTGAACTTGTGCCCATTTTTCTCCATTTGCATACATTACTGGAACATCTATTTTTTGTCCATTTTCTATAACATATGGTTTTATTACATCTCTTATATAAGACATCATAGCCCAATCAACATCTTCTAATGTACATTTAGGAGTTTTAACAATATCATCATCACGCCTAACTTGATCAGCTCTATTTACTATTGCATTTCGTTGAAATGTATTATATGTTCTTTTAAGTTCGTTATTAGCCATTATAAGTTTCTCGGTATACTATTAGGTTTATTAACTCCTGATCTTACTTCTTGAATGTTTAGACTATTTCTTCTTGTTACATGAGCTTGGCATATAACTGAAATAGACAAACCAAATTCTCCTCTCATATCATCTTCACCTGTTATATTATCTCCACCTGGCAGATTTGCTCCTAAATCTGTTGTTGGATTAATACCTCTAAAATATTGTGATGCTCCTACTCCATCTATTTCATAGAATTCATTATCCCATTCAATTATATCACCTTCTTCTATTACAACATTATTTGTTTTTAATTCTGGTCTATGAAAAGAAAATACTGCAGTTCTTGTTGAATCATATCCTGATTCATCTCCTGTATATGATTTTTCATCTTTTTGAACCAAACAATTAAATCTCATTGGAGAATAGTATACTTTATTATCTGCCTCATCATACATATTAGCAGCTGTATCATCTAAACTAAGTTTGTAGAATGCCACCTCAGTATCTATAAAATCATATATCAATTCTCTATTGATCGATTTTACTAATTCTGCATCTCTTCCTGATCCAAATAACGCCATAATTTTACCCTACATATATTTTAAGTGGCATTTTTGTAAATGTTGCTTGCATTGCATCTGATTCTGCCTGTTTTCGTTCCAATTGTGCTTGTCTTGAAGTTTGGTCAAGTATTTCTTTTAGTTCTGTTATAAGGCCTTCCTTTTCGGTCTGAGCGGCTGATATTAGGTCTCCGCCATTTAATGTTACTTCCGCATTAGGTATTGGCATTGATTGATATTTACCACGTATATATCCTAACATTTCTTTACATAATGCTAATGTATATCTTCTTATCCATTGTTTACCAACTGCATTAATTTTATTATATGCAACATCTTCATATGGTATATTAGATGCATCAGATATTCGTTGATCAGAATTTACTGACTTAAGTGGATCGAATCTATCATCTTTTAAAATATAATCAAAATATACTTTTGTAAAATTTGATCCGTCTGGTAATGGATAAAGTCTTAATCTATCATCTATTATTTGAAATGAATATGCAGATTTTCGTATTTGATCATTAAATTCAATTGCTTGAAATCTTAATAGATCTGCATATATTGGCATCATCATAAATGTCACACCAGGCGAAAATCCTCCAAATCCAAAATTATCTAACATTTGTTGAGTACCTAAACCTGTACCTACAAATGGATCAAAATATCTAGTAATGGCTGGTGGCGCATCATGATATAATCTTTTTATTTCAATTACATCTATACCAGGTGTTCCTGACTCTAATGATACGATATCTGAATCTGTTAGATCATATATTTGTTGACTTGATGAAACTACCAATGAACCAGTATAATAAGTTATGTTTCCGCCTGAGCCTGCTTCTACTCCATATTCTTCTGCCAAACCAACTAACCCTCCGTATCCAGGTGTAACATGTTTTTGTGATAAATTTGTACTACCACTAAATGATCCAGTAGCTCCATACAAATTAATTAAATTATCTCGTATATTAAATGTATTAACTTGTGCACCATATTCGGTTACGGCTTCTTCAAATGCCGCAAAAAAAGATCCTGTATTTAATTCAACATCTGTTATAGGAAAGCCTAATCTTTTTGCACACCAATCAGCTGTTTTTTCAGCATGATCTTGAAATTGAGTATCGCTATCATATAGTCCAAAAGGAGTCATTCCGCTAGAAAATGATGACGAGCCCGGCCATATTGGAATTCGTTTTGCCATAGTACTATCTTTTTATATAAATATGTTGAAACTATACTTAAACTAATTTATCAGTATGAGATATCTTACCTGATGCATGTACTATTTTATTAACAAATCTTACCTTGCCAGCAGATTGTAGTTCTTTAAATGTATATGATAAAAGTGGTACACCTTGTCCTCCATATCCTAATTCACCAAAAAATTTGATAAATGTACCTTCATGATGTATATCTACTCCTGATAAATCATGATTATTACCAGGAAATGTAAATTGGCCGTGTGCAGTAGCTTGTGATAAAATTGGAGCTCCTGGTTCTGATCCTGATAAGAAAGATCCTGGTGCTGCTACCGTTCCTCCTTTATCAAATTTAGTATTTATAATACCTACGTCAAAAACACCATCTGGATGTTTTGCTTCTAAGTCATCAAGTGCATTTTGATTTAATTGAATAGTAACAGATTGTCCATTAGTTGTTGGCACAAATGATCCTGAATCTATATTATCATATGTTCTGAATGTCATGCCTCTATCAGTAAGATCTCCTGTTCCATCAGTAATATTAAATGAAGCATAATCTCCAGCATTAATTGCACCTGTCCCTGTAGCTGCAACCACTGAAACAGAACTTGTTGCATAAGAAAATGATGGATCTGAATCTAAATTTTGAGTTACTCCACCCGATGTT